TCCATGTGCCGGTGAGGTGGTAATCTGGATCGGGTTGGCCGAAGTTGCAGCACTGACCGTGGCCGATGCGCCGCTGACCGGAGTAGTCGCAAAGCCAACATAGTAGCGGCCCTGTGCAATCAGGTTATCCGGGTTGGTGGTGGCAAAATAGCTCACCGCCCCGCCGGTGTAATCTGGATCGTCTGCGTAAACGTAGTGCAGCGTTTCAGTCGGCAGTCCCGTGATTGACCCGCTGCCGTAGGCCACCGATCCAAAGTCGAACTTGACCGAGTGTGCAGCTAAAGAGATGGTCGAAGTGGATGCCCCGCTGGTCGCGGTTATCACCGTATCGGCAGACTGCACGCTGTTACGATTGGCCGCATAGAGCGGGTGCATGAACCGTTGCGAGGATGCCCGCCCTACGTCACTGACGTATGTGACCAGCGTACCTAAATTGGTACTGGTTCGAGTATCCAGTGTCGCGGTGTTGTCTACTATCGCCTTGGTCTTTCCGGTCATTCCAGAGACGTCGGCTACGTTACTATTCGTTCTCATCCACAAATTGAGATAAAAGAACGCCCGCTCCCATTCTCGTATATCGGTCGGCATGGTCTTGCCAAAAGACACCAGTGGAGCCGTGGATTCAAGAAATGCCTTGTTGGTCACAGTCTGCCGCCCTCGGCGTCCAACTGGGTATCAACCACCTTCCTACGGATGGGATCAGAGACATAGGCCCGGTAGACCCTATCCCTACTCTGGCCCAAGCGATGCCACACGGCCCGGTGTCGGTATTCGCCTATTTTGCCGAGTCGCTTGATTGGCATTTCTCGGAAAGTTTTGCCGTCATCCGAGACTTCCAGCGAAACATAAGGGTCAGAACCCTGTCCAGTAGCAATACCAACTCCGGCTTCAAATTTGATCTCCAGTCGGTTGTGAACGGCCCTGCGGCCATCCCCGTAAACGGCGGGGTAAGTCCACGCCATGCGTAGTACGTCATCCCACTCCGTGAAGGTGTCGGCCAGTATCCCGAGCTTGTTGCTCTGAGAATCGCCCACATAGGTCAGGCCATCCAGTTGTGCAGCGCAAGAGACCCGCCAGTTGTCATAACCATAGGAACGCCGCTCAAACCACTTCTGGGTCGTGATGTCGTATATCCAGGTTCCCTCGGGGAAGGTCAGGACGTACCAGATATGCCCGTCCCAAGTCAGGGACAGCGCATAGCAGCCTGAGAGCGTGTAGGAGCGGATTGCCTTCTCGACCGCATGGGTGGAGACCCTGACCGGGGTAACGCCCTGTAAGCGCCTTACAGTGCCGTCAGAGGCCAGCCATATTACGGACTGATCCACCTTGACAGCGGAATCCTTGGCAAGACACCCGATCTCGACGAAGCCGTTAGAGGCCCGGATGAAGGGGAAGCCTGAGATTCCAGCGTTGTCCCATAGCTCGCTAGTCTCGGTTCCCAGCAGGAAGGCTTGCCGATGATCTACTACATGGGTCTGTAGATTGTCAGGCGCTCCTTCGGCAGTGGCGAAGTTCAGCGAGTTAAAGGCGGTGGCGGCGGCGAGGTCTGAGGAATACCAGCGTCCGCTGCCGGGTTCTGTGAAGGTGAGGAAGTTGTCGAAAAACTGAACAGATGAAGCACCTCTAGAAGTAAAGTCAACGTCAGTGATCTGCGACAACACTCCCGTAGAAAGCGTGTAAACATAGGCGTTAGGCTGTATCAGTACGCATACTTCAATCCCGTTCCCGACGATCTGCGGCCTTGAACCAAAGCCCACCGTGCCCAGCAGAGTAGTGTTGGTGCCGGAGACTCGGTAGAGCTTGTCCAAGGATACCACATACAGCGACCCGAGCATCTGGAAGATTGCGCGAATATCGCCCAGTCCCACCGCAAGGAACGCTTCTATCCCCGGCGCACCTTGCAGTACCGGCCCCTTGCCCTGCTCTCCGCCCTGTTCTATGTAGGCGTTGACCAGTTGGGTAGAGCTTGACGGAGGATCAACGTATGAGGCAATCGGCAGGTCAAGGCGCATACATTCTCGCCTGATCTTCGTGTATGCGTTTCGCCGCAGAATCAGCGGCCTGTCTTGTCCCAAAAATCCCAAGATGCTTGCCAGTTTTAAGATAGTTCTGTACGGCCTCTTGGTCGGTCATTATCCTTCCATCATCGCTGACGGTTGGTATAAGAACCTCGCCACGATCAGTTCCAATGGAAATAGACCGCACGGTTGAAATAGTCCCATCCTTATTTTTTACAATCGGCCTGTTGAACAGGTCTATATTTCCCTGTTCTAATAGCCCAAATTGGCGAGGCTTGGTTAGGGCATTCTCCCTGAGATACGTCACCCCAGAAAGCGCGTTTGAATATGGCTGGGGCATCAGCCTTCCAGTATGTTGTAGCGGCGACTCCAGGCAGAGCCTAGCGGCATACCCGTCATATCGGCCTCTTTCATCTTGGCGACGATGGCATCACGCAACAGGCGCTTGTAGCCACGATCCGCAATCATCGCCACCGGCAACTTGGGCTCCAGCCCGTAGTAGCTGGCGAGATAGATGGCGAGATTGTGCTTGACCGCAGAGAGGGCATCGGAGTAGACCGGGCTCTCGGCGTTGATGTCGGTTTGGGGATAATAGCCGGTGTCGATCTCGTTGGCGTCCCACTCAAGCAGCATGTCGTTCATCACCGACAGGCCGTTGACCCCCTGTTCTGCTGAGAGCGATTGAATCTCGTCCAGCACCCCGAGAATGGAAAGGGCTTCCTTGATAATGTCGCTGTTGGTTGCCATGATTCCTCAGTAAGTACAGGTTTGGCAGACCGGGAGTACCCGCCTGCTCAGTAGATTCTCTCGGCGCTCACGCCAACCGGGAGCGTTGTAAACCTCAAGCAAAGTCTGTTTGTTCAGGTCTCCGATGGAGAATTTCCCCTCGGAGTCCATGCAGCAGAGGCTGACTATCCCCGAAGCCATGATGGACAACTCAAACCATCTGGCACAGGGCTTGTCCGGCACAATGCTGATCTGCGCGTCGGTGAACCCGAGCCAACTGGTCTGCATGATCGCCATTGACTCAAACTTGGGCCAACGGTCGAAGCAGTAGCGCCGGAAATCCTCGTTGGGATAACCGACTGTAGAGAGCATCACCGGATGCGGGAAGTCCTGTTCGTGCAGGTAATCAAGCCGCTTGGCGGTGATCTTGAACTTGAGGCCCATCAGCGCCTCATACTTCTCCGGGTCTATCTCGTTCAGCGAGACCCACAAATGCCTTACCCGCTGGAGTCCCGCAATCCCCGCGATCTTGTCGGGGGTCAATGCCGAGCCGTTGGTGAATATCCGTATGCTGGCTTGCGGAACCTCGCGGTTCATGCGCTCGCATAGCGGGATCAGGCGCGAGTCCAGCAGCGGTTCGTTGACCTTGAACGGCGAGAACAGAAACGGCTTCTCGAAAGCCGCCATTTCCCCTACCAGCCGGTCAATCAGCGCATCCGGCATCTTGTCGCCGATCCGCTCCATCGTCGGATAGGGACAGAAGGTACAGCGCGCATTACATAGCGCCAGCGTCTCCAGCGATATTTCGTTGGGCTGGTCTAAATAGTGTTCCCGCAGAGATTCATAATGTCCCATTTTCTGCTTTGGTGGCCTTCAGCACAAACCGCAACTGGTGTTCAGTCTGGTCAACGCCGATCAGTTCAAAGTCTGCCTGATACCACCTGCGGAAGTCGGTCATCGAGGTCTTGCCCACCTGATTGACATACTCCGCCTGGGTCAGAAACACCAGCGCACTTTGCGGGATCACCCGAGTATGGGAAGGATCGCCCCACGCCCACGGACTATCCCACATTGGCACGGTCGCAAAGAAGTGTCCACCGGGTTTCAGCATTCTCCAGAAGTCTGCGAACTGCTGGAAGAAGAACCTGAAGTCTCCCTGCTTGCCGGTATGCTCCAGAATCTCATAAGCGTGTATTTCATCAAAACAGTCTGCCGGGAACGGCAATGGCAGGCTTTCCATGTCCCAAACCACATCCGGCTTCATGTCGCTGTTGATGTCCAGCGTGATGAGGTTCATCCACACCTTCGGCCCATCCGGCATACTGATGCGCTTTTCGGTGGCTATTCCGCACCCCAGAAGCAGGTGGTTGACCCGCTGGAGCCGCTCGGGAGTCCAGTAGGACGCCTCCGCAGGATGTTCGATCTCAGGCTGCCTGACTATTGCTAGACTCACCCGTGGCCCCCTTGGCTATCTGTTCCTCGGCCTGTTTGCAGAGGAAGTCGTGGTAATTTCCAACGTGCTTATTATGCACGAAATCGAAGTCAGGCCATACCCATATCTGCTCGCCGGTCTGGTCGCAATAGTCCTTGCACCACGCGAAATCCTCACCGACGAACTTGCCGTCATCCTGTAAATAGGTGTAGAACAGGCGCGGGTTGTCCTCCTCCTGCTTGCCGTTGTGGAGTTGCCCGCGAATGATCTTGGCAGTCTTGACCAT